CCTATATATCGCAAGGGTGCTGATGGCTTCGAGTTCTATGTCGTATTCGATGCAGCGACTATTGAGCAGCTTGTAATGAAGTACCACAAGGATGGATTCCAACATTCGGTGAACTTGATGCACAACGGTCAGCAGGTAGAGGGCGTGTATATGTTCGAGAGTTTTATCATCGACAAACAGCGTGGCATAACAGCACCGACAGGCTTCGACAACATACCCGATGGCAGTTGGTTCGGTTCGTACAAGATAGAGAATGACGAGGTGTGGAACTTAATAAAGGCAGGCACATTCAAAGGATTCAGCGTAGAGGGATTCTTCTTAAAGAAGTTGATTACTGCAACGGATGAGCAGGTCATCAATAAGCTGAAAGAAGTTCTAAGTTGAACAGCTGTGCAGGTTTTCTATTTATTAGAAACAACCTGCTATGTCAGATATTAGACAATCAATCAAAGAATTAATCGGCGAAGAAAAATTCGCAAAGATGCGCATCCTGTTAGGGCTTGGCGAAGCTATGCCTGAAGCCACAGAAAAACCCAAAGAAGAAGAAAAGATGATGGGTGAGGGCAAGCTAAAAGATGGCACTATGGTAACGTATGACGAACTTGAAGTGGGCTATCCGCTTATGGTCGTAACGGAGCAAGGCACTAACCCTGCGCCTGATGGAACGCACGAACTTGAAGATGGCACTAAGGTAACCACAGCGAACGGACTTATCACAGCCATCGAGCCTGTGCTTCCTGCAACACCTGCCGAAACAGAAGCAGGTATGTATCCAAAGAAAGAAGAAGAAGATATGGGCAAGAAGTTAAAGGAACTGATGGATGCGATTAACGCAAAGATGTCTGCTATTGAAACCGAAATCAGCAAGCAACAAGAAACCAACAAGCAGATGTTTGAACTGATTGAGAAGATAGGCGACCTGCCAACAGCAGAGCCGAAGAAAGAGAATCAGCAGTTCACCACAGCAAAGGACAAGAAACAACAAAAAATCGATTCAATAATAACAACATTAAAAACACTAAAAACTAAATAACATGGCATTTAACGTAGATTCGTTGACCGATTACGTCAACCAGACAAGTAAGGAGTTGCTCACAGCCTTACACTTCGAATCAGAAACCGCTGCATTGGCAAACGTGCAAGTGGGAGTAAAGAGCAAAATGGCTTTGCAAATATTAACCAACACGCCGATTCCACAATCAGGCACTGGTTGTTCATTCCTTGCATCAGGAACTACTGCATTCACGCAGCGTGAGATAGACGCTAAAGCGGTGAAGTATCAGGACACACTTTGTCCACGTACACTTGAAGCTAAGTGGACACAAATCCTGTTGAAGAACGGACAGAAGTACACCGAATCAGATATACCTGCAAAGATTGTGACTGACCTCGTTGAGCAGATTAAGAAGCACCAAGAAACTGCTGACTGGCAGGGCGACACGACTTCAACATCTGCATACTTGTCAATCTATGATGGTTTGATAAAAATCATTAAGGCTGCAACGGGTACGAATGTAGCTACTGCGGTTGCAGGACCAGTGACCACATCAAACGTGCGCACTATCATGCAGAACGTGGTTGCTAAGATTCCTGTTCAGTTGAAAGGTAATGCAGGCGTTAAGATATTCTGCGGCTATGACATCGCTGAATTGTATCGTCAGAAAATGTTCATCGACAACTTGTTCCACTTCCCTGTGGGCGGCAATCAGAAGAACATATTCGCTGAAGGTTCAGTACACGAAATCATACCTGTTCACGGTCTTGATGGATTAGGTGCAAGCACTGGTGACAATCCGTTCATCTTTGCTATGGACCCTGACCGCAACTTATTCTTGGGCGTTGACTTGCTTAACGAAGAAGAAGCTGCAGAAATGTGGTACAGCCAAGACGACCAAAACGTGAAGTATTCATTCCGTTATCGTCGTGGATGGCAGGTTGCATTCCCATCTGAAATCGTTGAATATTCAAATTCTTAACATCACTTAAAACCACCTTACGAATATGAGTTGTTTACTAACACAAGGATTCAGTCTTGACTGCTTAGGCGATAATGCAGGTGGTGTAAAAGAAATATATATCACCGAGTTCAATAACGTAACAGCAGTTACAACGGTAACAGGCGCAATCACTGCAATCACAATGGCATCGGGCAAGCAGTTCTGGACATACGAACTTTATTCAGAACAAGGCGAGGTGTCAGAGAATGCAATCAAGAAGCCCGAGAATGGCACTATTGCACACGAGCAGTCTGTCAAGATACCGTTGTACAAGCAAGAAACGAACAAGCGCAATGAGTTGTACATCGTTGCGAAGAATCGTGTCTGCATCATCGTTAAAGATTCCAATGACAAATACTGGTTATATGGTGAGGGTTACGGCTTGAACCTTATCAACCGTACTGCGACATTTGGCAAATTGATTGACGACCGAAACGGATACGAATTAGAGTTCACAGGCAAAGAACCACTGCCTGCGAAAGAAGTTGCATCAGGCATCATTGCCGCACTATTGCTACCTGCATAAATAGGTTCATAGATTTTGGAGAATGCCCTGCCGTAATGGTGGGGCATTTTTATTTATTACACTTTTGCCAATATTCTATTTACTTATATGATAATAATGCAGAAGAACGGCAATTCAACGGTGGTGGTCACTGCAAGCGAGATGACCGACTACGACGAAACGAATTTCGTTATTCAATTCAAGTCGAAGCAGACAAACGAAGTCAAGCAGTGCAACGTGGTTGACATAAGCAATTACAGGCAGCGATACAACCTGCTTACGATAAAGGACACAACCAACCCGATTGCAGCGAATGGCGAAGTAAACCTTGACTTAGGCTATCACGAATACACGGTGCTAACAGGAGCAGGTCAAGTCCTTGAACGTGGCTTGGCTTTAGTAATTTGGCAACGCAGCACAATAACTGCACATCAAGTAAACAACACGAATACTATATATGAGAAAAACAACTGATAAGGCTAACCTATATGAGGTGCAACTTGAAGCGCACAAGATACCAGTCAACATCGAGCGACCACGTGATGGATATGTGACGTATGGTGAGGACAATCTATATCCGAACTATCTGATTGAACTATACAACAGAAGTGCGAAGCACAATGCGATTGTCAACTCAAAGATTACCTATGTATATGGGCAGGGTGTAGAGGTGCAGGTTCAGGATGCAAGGGTGCAAGCGTTATACGACAGCGTGAACAGATGGCAGTCGATGAATGAGTTCACCTATCAACTGATTACAGACTTGGAGTTGTACAACGGTTGTGCGATTGAATGCGTATGGAATAGGGCAGGCACATCATACGAGATGAAAGTATTGGAGTTCAAGAATGTGCGGTCGAATGTGGATGGCAGTTGTTTCTATTACAGCCCACAATGGGCGCAGTACAACACGCCTGAAGTCATTGAATATCCTGCATTCGACATAAGCAAGCGCAAGGGCAGGCAGATATTTTATTACAAGGTGTATAGACCAGGCTCAAAGGTCTATCCAATACCAAACTACATCGGTTGCATACCTTATATCGAAACGGACATCGAAATCAGCAACTATCACCTAAACAACATCAAGAACGGATTCTGGGGTGGCAAGGTAATTACTTTTATTGCACAACAGCCGACCGCAGAAGAGATGCGAGCAATATCGAAGCAGTTCAAGTACACAAAGGCAGGCACGGACAATGCAGGCAAGTTCGTGTTGAACTTTGTGCCGAACAAAGATGCAGCACCTGTCATTGAATCACTCGAACCCGATGACAGCGATACCAAGTTTGAGATATTAAACAAGACCGTGCTACAAGAGATATTTGTCGGGCATCAGATTGTAAGCCCTATGTTGATGGGTGTACGTGTCGAGGGTCAACTGGGTGGCAGAACAGAGATGCTTGATGCGTATGAGTTATTCAAGAACACGTATGTAAACGGCAGGCAGCAGATTGTTGAAAAGATAATCAACTATCACGCAGAGAACATCACAGGCATATCGAATGCGTTTACAATCATACCAACTGAACCGATTACACCTGCACAGCAAGAGGTGGCAGCCGAGCAACAGCAAGAGCAGGCACAACAGGCACAGGTCAATGATGCGTTGCGCAACCTTACTGGCAGGCAGATGCAGAACGTGATGCGCATCATAAACAAATATGGCAAAGGCGTATTGACGTATGAGCAGGCAGTTACTATGCTGCGTGGTGGATATGGATTGACCGATGCCGACATCGATATGATGCTTGGCGAAAGCACAATGGATGAATTTGTAAAAGATTCAAAGGACTGGAAAAAGCATCTTGAAATAGCTGCTACATTCGGCATTGATGAGGACAGCGTGACGATTGTCAAGGTGGTACGGCAGCACTTCAACAGCGTATATGAAGCGGAGCAGTTCGTTGAACAAGAATTGGTTGAAAATAAAATATTGAAGATACTGCAAGAAACACCCGACATCAGCATCGAGAATATCGCAAAGGCGATACGTGAGAAAATTGAATATATTGATGAAATAGTTACTGCAATGATTGCAGCAGGTTTATTGGCTAAAGTAATAAAAGATGGTCAAGCATTACTGAAACCTACATCGAAAGGAACAAATGGCATCACGCCACAGGGCAAGATACCGAGCATCACAACGATGTATCGCTATGCGTTAAGGAGCGATGCGCCACCATTAAGCGCAGGCGGTGAAAGTCGTGAGTTTTGCCAAAAGATGATGCAGCGCAAGAAGTTATACAGCAAGCAGGACATCGACAGGATGAGTGCTATATTCGGGTATGACGTATGGCGAATGAAAGGCGGATGGTACACGGTACCCGACACGGCAGGGTTATTACACGTACCTTATTGCAGGCATACGTGGGAACAAGTTTTAATAATTGATAAATAAGATATAAGATGGTACGATTCATATCAGAAGCAGACCTAAAGAACAACAGCGTATTAAGCGACAACATCGACTATAAGGTGCTTGGTCAGTTGATTGACGATGTGCAAGAACAGCGCATCCATCCGATACTGGGCACGGAGTTGTACAACAAGTTGAAGTCGGATGTCGTTGCAGGTACATTGGCAGGCAATTACTTGACATTGATGAACGACTACATACAGCGTTGCATGATTGCTTACATACTTGCTGATTCACCGATGTACATCAGCGTGAGGTACTTGAACAAGGGAATAATGACAAAGGTGAGCGAAACAAGTACACAGGTATCGATGCAGGATGTTAAGGATGTCATTGACTGGTGGCAGAACAGGGCGCAATGGTACGCAGAGCGCATCACGGCATATCTATGCGAGAACAGCACCTTATTCCCCGAATATGAGAACGGCAACGATGCAGGCGACGACATACAGCCGAACATACAGAACTACTTCAGCGGTATGCTGCTTGACGATGGCGACAATGACTTCATCGACAGGGCAGGCATTCCCCGATTTCAAGAACCATACAAGAAACGTAAATGGTGAACAAACGGACATCAAACAAAAACATTCAGAAGCTAATCAAATACGAACTAAAGCGTGAAGACAAAGTACAGCATCAACCGACTGATAAAAT